TAGGCCACATAAGCACCCGCAGCCTGTGTGTTTTCGTCTGTGAGTCGTTGCTTGCGGTTAGGAACCACCATGCCACGTTCATGTGCTTCGTTTATAATGGCCTGTTCGGTCACGGCCACAGCACCCATGGTGGTTTGCAACAACACAGTGTTGGCATGTGCCAGTTCGTTGGCTAGATCCAGGAACCGGAGCTTTTTGTCCATCTGGGCAATGCCGTTGACGTCTTGTCGGTTGTATGTAATGAATGTACGGAAGTTTTGGTTGTACAACTGATCCAAGGTGCCTTCAAACTTGGTTTTGCCTTCCAGTCCTTCGTACTCAAGAATGGCGTCAAGACTGTAGCTATGCCGCTCTTCGTAAGTGTATTTGCGATACAACTGCATGTAGTCCATGTGCACTCGTCCAACCAAGTCATAGGTTTCTTGTTCGGCTCCAAAGCGTTCAAACATGCGTTTCTTGGGCAACTGTCCCCAGAGGCAGAATCGTCTAGTGTCATCTTTGCTCAGTACGCGAGTGGCGCGGTTAATGGTGTAAGGAATATCATATCCTTCTGAGTTCCAACCACTCAACACATCAGCATCATCAATGAGATCAAGAAATGTCTTGATCATTTCACCTTCATCTGTGAATATCATGCAGTTTTCAAACTCGGCAGCAATTTCTTGTGCAGTGTCCAAGCTCATGTGTCGAGGGGGAACAACCAAGGTAACCAATTGATCCATCCAGTCCAAGTACACTGATATGGCTGTGATAGCGTTGAACGGATCTTCCACAGGCGAAAACCCGCGGTCTTTGTTAAAGTCTACCTCAATGTCAAAAAAGGCTGTGTGTAAAGTTGGCGCATCTCGATCTTTGTAGTTTTCTTCTAGACATCTAAAAATAGGATTGATGTCTGACTCATAGAGTTGCTTGCCCGAATTTATACGAACTTCCTTGCGGAACTCTTTGTTGTTGCGTGTGCTAAAACGACTTACTGGGTTGCCGTAGATACTGCGGAACTTGCCTCGGGGATCGTCGTAGTAGAAAACGTAGTTGGCTGGATATTCTTGATAGTGTCGAACACCGTCTCGGCGCTCCACAACATGTATGCGATCGTGTTCACGATCAAATAGTGCGTCTATGTAACTCATGTTTCTCCGTTTGTGGCCGGTTAGCCTTGATTCATGCTCGTAAAGTGAGCGACTCTCAAACTACTTATTGCTGTGCAAATCACCACCCAGCCAAACTTTGGGCAATGTGCTTACGGTGTCTAGCATTGCTTGAGCCAACTGAAGTTCGGGATGACGTGCGTCAAATACATCTTGTTTAGCAAATGCCGGACCATAAGTGCCCCAGTCAGTGATACGTACATATTCTACACGATCTGCTTGATAACTGCGACTGAAATCGTAAAATTGTTGCATCTCTCTCCAGTTGGCTTGTTGAACTACCATGCGAGTGTGTAATTTCATGCCGCTGAGTCGTTGTTGTTGCAAAAACTCTAGACTTTTCACAAGACTGGTCCAGTCACCACCTCGACGCAACTGATGGTAAGTGTCAGGTGTGGCAGCATCAAATGTCACTGTGAGTTGACTCACGCGGTCAGCACACTGACCCAATCGGTGCCAGTTTCGTGGTGCCAAGAGACCATTGGTTTGCAGTCTAAGGTTGACATTTGGAAAACGGTCAACATCAATGGCCGAAACAAAATCCAACAAAAAACTACTAGCAAACACCTCACCCGATGTGCTCAGTGTGAGATTGATGGGCTCGGTGCTGGAAGTATCAAACAAATTGGCTGCCAATCTAGAACCTAGGTTCTGCTGACGCTGACGTTGTTGATCTTCAAGGCGTATCACACTGTTGCGACAGCTGGGGCAACTGAGATTGCAAGTGAGATCGCCAGCTAACACAATTTCTCTTGGCATGATCCATTGATCACTGTTGCCCAGCAAAGGTATCACATCAGGCGGTACGCTGTTGCGATCATTGAGTTGACCATTTTTGATGATGCCGCAGGTTTGTTCGTTACAGTATGTGTAGCTACCGTTGGCAATGCTGGATCGTATTTTTTGAGCAGCAGAGTTGCCAAGCAGCTCAGACAAAGTGTGATCAAAGATGTTACCAATGGTACTGGGCTGCCACTCAGAGCAGCCACAAAGTGACACAGCACCGTTGATATCTATAGCAATGCTCACATAGGGCGAAAGACAGACCTGGCCAGTCCAGGTCTTTTTGCCAAACTCCACAAGATTCACAGAGTCTTGCCCACAGTCTCAAGAATAGTTTCAAGCAGTTCGTGATCTTGTTTGGCTTTGCCAAACTCGGCCTTGTGTGCGATCTTGATGGCCTTTTTCAGCACAGCAGGCTTGATCTCTAGTTCTTCGGCCACGGCCTTGATGGTATCAGTTAATCCGCCTTGCAAGGTATCAATTTCATGCATGACTTGCATGCCCTCGTTGATGATTTGAGTGAGTTTGGCTTTTTGTTCGCCGTTGAAAGTTTTGGTTTCCATGTGGATCTCCTGTGTATCATTTATTGTACACAGCTCAACAAACATTGTCAATGTGTTTGGCGACGAAGCCAACCCCATGTCATGAACCATGCAATCACGGGTGACACATACCACATGGCATATTGGTGTCCAGTTTCGGCAAATAGTTGTTCGCGGCTCACAGCACGTCGAGTCCAATTGTCATACCATGCGTTGTCCACTTGGGTCACAACATGATATTCACCGTTGCGTGTGCGCACTCGATGCAAACGATATCGATGCAACACCAATACATTCCACACAAATTGCCAAAACGATCCGCCACACAGCAACCACAGCACTGTGATAGCATAGTCGTCACAGTCGCCCTGCATGACGCCGTCACGATCCTGCATTACAAACCAGTAGTCTGTGAAAAAGCTTCGTGGGTCAGCAGTGTAGCGAAAGCGCTGATTGACATGTGCAATGGCTTGGTCTAGGGTCATGATGTTGGTGCTCACTTTTGGGGTTATGGTAGCGAATCACTTGCCCAGGCCAGCAGCCGGCCACACCGCGGTAACAAGTACCGGTCCTAAGGTGTGTTCTTGATGATCAACGCTCTTCAATATAGTCTTGTGAAAGATCCTGTGGCGCACGACGTCGTTGATACAGTTTCACTGCCATGTCAGCATGGTCCAAGCGGTCAAATCGTGTGGGCAATCGTTTGTTGCCACGACGCAATTCATATCCACGGTCATCATCACCGTAGCATTCCAGCGCAGTGCCGTCTTCCATTTGATAGGTCTTGACAGCAGATTCAGGCAGTGTGGGATTGACTTGCGGCTCAGGTGGTGTGTGCACCGAGAGCTCTTGCTGTGTAGGGTCTTCGGCAACTTCTTCTTCGGCCTGATGTTTTTCCACAGCGTCTTTGGCCTTGATCACTAGGTCGCGATCTAGACGTTGTTTTTTGGTCAGCTTGTCGAGTTCGGGAGTTTCACGCTCGCGCCGACCATCGTCACGATGCACTTCTTTTTCCAACTTGTCTAAGTAGTTGGTCAAGTCACGTTTGACCTTGTTCAACACATCTTCTTCCACGTCTTGCATGGCTTCTTCCAGTGCATTGTGCGGCGGCTGAGCACCTTCGCCGCCCACTAATTTGCCGTCCATGGGATGACGTTGATAAGGCTTCTTGGTCAGCGTGGGAGATATGTTGCGAGGTTTGAACAGAGCTGGCAGTTGGTCTGCACTTTTTTGTTGTGGGTTCAATCCTGACCTAGGCATGACCGGTGTGAGTCTGCCCTCAATTGTGGTCATGCGTTCAAGGATGCTGCGTATGTCGTTACTCATGCTCTAGCGTCTTTCAAATAACTGCGCAGTTGCCAATGGTATTTTCCGTGTTGGCTCAGGCGTCCTGCCACAAAGTCAGCAATGCCTTGTTGATTTTCTTGTTCTGCTTCTGCAAAGCATTGATTTAAAATTTCAATCATCTGTTGATTGTTGGCCAGCAGTTCTTCCAGCATGAGCCTGGCGCGAGGTATCTTGGTTTGTCCAGATATCTTTGTCAATTCGGCAAAA